CGTCTTTTTGGTAGTTAGTGTTTAATTGATTTTGTAAGCTTTCTAAAGCTAATTGAATTTGTCTAAATGCATCAGGAGTATATTCCTGCGGCGGTTCAGGTAAAAACACTTGTACTTTAGCCATTATCTTCTTCCATCTTGTTGTATGTCTACTCTAAATACTCCATAACGCCATCTCTCATTAATAGCATCATTTTCAATTTTTACAGAAGCTAGTCTTGATCTAGCTCGAGTGTCTACTTTATCAGTAGACGAAGTTACTGTAAATGGTCCTAGAGTAGAGCTTGTTTGAGTATCTGCAGGATATCTTCGTAATAATATTGTTACTTTAGCATTACCTTGCAAATCTTTAAAGTCAGGTATAAATCTTCTTATTTTCATAAAGTATTCACCATCTCCACCTTCATCTAAATCAAAATCTCCTGATTCAATGTAAGCAGAAATAGCATTAACAGTATTACCGTTGTCTAATACTTCATTGACTCCTACCTCGTGATTAAATAAATAAGAAGCTCCGTTAGAAACTCCTTGTACAACTGGTGATGTCGGAGCTGTGTTTGTATCAAATTTAGTTGCCATAGGATTATCAAAAACATGAGCATCTGTATAAGTAGTTCTTGCTAGTGATCCTGTAGTCCACACTTGATCTCCATAGTTATAAGTAACGCTTCTGTTTATAATACTAGAATTAGCTGTTGCATAAAACCAATTTATTTCTTGATATAAACTATTGTGAGAGCCATAGGTTAATTCAGACCCATTTGCAAAATTAAAACCTTGATTGTCTGCTGTTGTAGTAAACACAAAATCTTCTACTAAGGAACCCATTGATTTAACTGTACCATCGAATACAAAAAAACCACCTGAATCTCCCATCCAAAATACTGAACCATTAGCATAAACAATAGAATGTTGTCCTACACAGCCACAATTAGAGCCTACTTGTCTAATACTAAAAGTATAAGGAGCTCCTATAAACTGCATCAAATATGCTGAAGTATCTGTAAGTATTAATATGTAATCTTTACCTTTGGCTGCACCTACTATTTTTGTTCCCGAGTCTACTCTAAATGTACCAGCTGTATTTGTTGATGTTGGTGTATAGTCATTAATATTTTCTTGATCAGAAAATCTAATAAACATTTTATCCTGTGTTCCTGGAGAACCAATTGTTGTTTCTGTTCCTAAAAATATTAAATGTCTATCTCTGTCTGACACTAAAGTCATAACCGATTTAGTGGGTGCGTTGGTAATAATAGTTGCTCTTGTAGTAACACCTGTTCCCCCATTTGGATCCCACTGAAAGCTTGCTCCATTTTTAATAGTTGCAATTAACAACTCTCCGTAATTATCTAATGACCACGATGCAGGATCTAAAACTACATTAGAAGATGTTCGTGGTGTACCCCATGTAGAAGCTGACCATGTACCTGTGCCCCATCCATATCCGTAAGATTGAAGTAAAGGACCAATTTTGTAATAAGGTAAAGTGTCTAGTGTCCCATCATTCGTTGCTCCTGTGCCTGTTTCCGCAGTGGCCATTTGGATAGTAAATGTAGTTGTAGAGGGTATTGATTGTACTTCATATAATACATCATCAAAGTCAGATGCTACATAATCTGTTTGACCAGCTGTAAATGAACCTGCATTCTCAAAAGTTGTAATATCTCCTATTTCTAAACTGTGTGAAGAAGGTGTTGTAATAGTAACTGTTCGTGATCCGTTAGTCGTGGTTATATCACCACCGCTCACGGCTATAGAGGAATCTGTAGGAGTAATATCATAAAAATCATTACCATCGTAAACATATAAAATTTTATTTGTACCAATAGCAGCATATCTTCTACCACCTAAATCTGCCCAAGTATGTACGGCTCTAGCGGCACCCACTAATGTATCTGTTAAAACCTGTTCCCATCCACCTATTTTTTCAGGTGAACCATATCGAAAACGCACATTATCTCCATCCACCCATTGACCCTCTGCTTGAGAATCCGTGGCTTGTTTATTAAATCCTGGTGCAAATTGTACTTTTCTAAGTGGCATACTTGGATTATACACTATAGACGTATATCTATAAAGACTAGCCTTTTTTAGGTATAATTAATGTCCAATATAGATTAGGTAAAAGTTTATTTAAATGAATTTCCTTTATTTTATCTTCTTTTAAATATTTATGTAATTCCTCTGAATCTACAATAATCCATTGGTCTTTAAAATCGAAAACTATTTTATCAGCCTTGCTTTTGAAAAAACCAATTTTACAGTTATTCTTTATAGGTCTTAAATCAAATTTATATTTTTGATTATAAAGTATACCCTCAACATCCCACATTTCATTTTTTGTTTGTTGTTTAGATGGTAAATTAGTTATCTTTAATAATTTAAAGAATTCTTTCAAACAGTTCTCATTTTAGGTATAGGAAATTCTATAAACTCATTATCTTTGTTAATTTTAATATCGTGAAAAAAAGAAATTAAAGTCAATCTTTCTTTTTTTTGATTTTTAGTCATCGAGTTAAAAGAGTGAAAGCAGTTAGCATCAAATACAATAAGTCTGTTATATAGACCTTCGAAATGAAAAGTTTTTTCAAAATTATCATTATTTTTTTCTTTTTCTTTTTTTATTTTGTTAAGTTCTTTTTTATTCATTTGATGACCTTTTTCAAAATACTCATATTTATACCCCGTTGACTTTTGAATTATGTTGTGATGAAAGCCTTTTTTCTTATATATAGAAGTTCCCGCTGTACCTTCTTTATTTAAAAAAATAATCGCAGCAAATTTTGTATCTGAATCACAGTGTACCCAATTATCATGATCTGATTTTTTTACTTTGTCAAAATGTGTTGATGCATGGAAAGATAAGTTTTGACTAAAATTAGGATAAAAAATAGTTACAATTTTACTGTTTACCCAATTAAAAAATTCATAATCTATTGCATGTAACGGTATTGATCTACTACCCGCACTAACGTTATTTACTTTATATTCAAACTGTTTGGATTTCTCTACAACCGCATCTGGATCGTCAAAAAAATTATCTACACATGTTACAGTAGGAAATAACATTAAATTCTTTTAAACCATGAAGGCAGACCTAAATGTGGTCTTTTATCAAACATATTAGATTCTGCACCTTTTGTTTTAGTATTATTATAGTGTAAAAATACTTGTATACATTCTTTACCCTTAAACGGTTCTCTCCAATGTTCTAGTTCACAACCAGAATATACTAACATATCTCCTGGTTTTAAATCTACTTTGACACCTTTCATACCTTCTTTACCAGATGGTTCTAAATAGATTGGCCAATCATCACCACCTAAATTCATAGTAGTAGATATTTCACAGCTAAATCTATCCTTATGTCTTTTGAGAACATCACCTTTTTTATAAATTCTTGCATAAGTATATGCAGGATATAATTTTAATCCTGTTGCCTTTTCCATAGCTGGCTGACATTTAAGTAATAAGGTTTCCATAGCCATGTTAGCATATTGAGAGTAAGTATTTGGTATTTGTTGATTTTCACTTTCATAGTATCCAAGGATAGTTTCAAATGGTGAAAAATATCTGTACTCCATACAAGTATCATACACTTGTTTTTGTATTAAAAAATAATTTGCAATAAAAGCAGCTAAGTCTTTTGATATTGCTTTACGAATAATTGTATATTTATTTTTTTTAAAATTCATAGTTTATATTTAGTGTAATTCTAAAAGGCTTATCTGTGCATGAAGAACTAGCATGCTCATAATCACCATCAAATATAACACCTTTGTTTTTTTCTGGTTTAATTTTTTTATACGGATTTTTAAAATATAAAAAACCGTTATTATCGTTTAAAAAGTATACTATAGATTTATGTTTAAACATAAAATCTACATGGTATCCATGTTTAATTGATTTAGGCGTTTTAGTATATAAATTCAACCTAGCTCGTAATAATTTTTTATCATTAAAAATCTTATTAAAGGGTTTCATAACTAAATCATAAAAGGGGCTATTTATCTTTTTATCTAAAAAAAGATAATGTGTAAAATACCCATAACCACTTTCATCAGATGAGTTTACGTAATTTTGAGCAAACCAAGGAAAAGTTCTGTTTTGTATTTTATTATTAATTTGTTCAAAAACTTTACTATCTAATATATTTTTTTTAATTTTAAACATTTTTATAAACTAAAATTTAAAGCAATAGAAATTCTTTTCAATTCATTTTTATCTACAACGTAATGTAACAACCAAGAAGGAAATATTACTAGTTTATTATTAGATGGTTCAACTGTCCATGTTACTGAGTTATATTGATTCCATTTATCAATCTTATCCATTTTTATCACATATTGAACTTGCTGACATGGATTTAAAAATTCTATTTTATTAGAATTATTATTAGCTAAAGGATAGTAAACACAGGATAGGTCTACTTTAGGGTGTAGATGTGGTTTAGTAATTTCTTTTGCATTGTTTAAATTTATCCAGGACTGAGTGCATACTGGTTTAATTTTGTCTCCATAGCCCATATGTTTTGCTACGATACTAACGTGAAGTTTTATTTCATCCAACAAAGGTTTTAATTTTTTATTTTTAGGTAAATCAACTTGATTGTGATCAGAAGGATTTAATAATTCTTTATTACAGATTTCAATTATTTCTTGGTTATCTGTTTTTAATATTGTGTCATAAACAAAACTACTAAAAATATTAGTAAACATATTAAGATATGTCCTTTGGTATTGCTTGCATGTTCCAATGTATAAATCTAAAAGGGTCTATACCTAAATCAACTACAAACTCATGTTCTAAATAACCAGGAAAAATTAAAAGTGTACCTGGTTTAGGTTTGAAGTGCACTATTTCAGTAGCAGGGGTTATAGCTTTTGTTATTTTTGTTTTAAGTTTAGTTGCACGTGCTCCTGTTCTTGGATCGTGAAACACTGGATAAGAAGTTTTATCACTGCATTTTAAAAAGTAAAAACCTGATACATGTTGATTTGAATGAATGTGTGCAGAATGATTTCCGCCTCCCTTTTTAGCAAATTCCTGCACCCACATTTCAGTAAATATTGCAGAATAATTTGTTACATCAAAGCCTTGATAGTCTAAAAAGTCCCACGATTTTTGACCTACATAATTTCTAAAATCAAAAAAATTATTGTCTTCTAATAAAGCTGTTGAATGATAGCTTGTACCAAAATCTCCATATTTTTTTACATGCTCTTTTGCTCCCTTACAATTTTTAGACTCTTTAATATATTTATTAGACGCTTTGTTAAGAGAGTTTATAAATTCTGGTTTCTGTTCAAACCAAATAGGTGTTTTAAAGTATTCTATTGTATTCATTTAAATGGATATCCAAGGTTCCACATGACCAATGAATATCTTACTCCTTTCGTTACAGGTTTAACTCTATGCCATACAAATGAAGGAAATACAATAATAGATCCTTTAGGAAGTATTTCTTTTGCTTGTTTTAAATGTTTTAATTCATCTCTTGTATGTGGATCGTAGTTCCTAAAATCAAATTCTAGTTCTCCACCCTCGTACTCTGAACTATCTGTTAGCTGACATGTCATCGATAATTTTCTTATTTTACCGTGTTCTCTAGGATTATTAGGTTTATCATAAGGTTTTTCCCAACTATCACAATGCCAGTCATAATATTGATTTAACTTATATTTAGTAAATTGACAAGCTTCAGATGTGTCCCATTCAAAATTCCAACCTGCTAACTCATTAGCTTTATGTACATATGGGTGTAATTCTTTATATATCCAATTTTCATTTAACCAGACTAAATCTGATTTTCTTTTTATTTGCATATTTTTAATTTCTTGTTTAGATAACTTTTTATTATCATAACCCCCTGTTAAAGCCATTGTTTCTGATTTTGATAAACTATATTTTATTATGTCATCACATAATTTTGGTGGTATTGCCGATGTAAAATACCAATAATAATTACTTATATTCATAAGTTATGGTTTGTACAAAATTTAAATTATTTTTTTGTTTATTAACAATATTATATAAACACGTTGAAGGAAACATAACAAATTTATTTTGTTCTAGTTCTATATTCCAACTCCTACCTTTTCGTCTATTATCATCATAAAAAACCATTACATGACAATCTGAAGTGTTAATACCATAAAGCAATGTAAAATCTGGGGAGTTTCTTAAATCAACTGGATCACTAGTTATTAATGGTCCTGAATTTTCGTTAGGTATATAAACATTTCCCCATGAAGTTTTATTCTCTAAACTTAATTTAAATCTAAGCCTTATAAATTCTATAATATAAGTATTTAACTTATCCCAATCTTTAGAAAATAAAAAATCTTTTTGTTGGTATAAACTGTCAAATAAGGTTTTTGTTAAATTTAAAGAATTAATTTCAAAACCTTCAGGCATATCTACGAAACCATGGTAAAGAGCTTGTTCACTTAATATAATTTTTTTCATGTTAGTACCTCTACATCTTCTATAAAAACAATTAAAGTTAATCTTTCTTTTTCAACTGTTTTTAAACTTGTAAACCCATGGTATTTTTGACCATCATAAGCTACCATAGTATTGAATTTATTTGCAACAATAATTTGTTTATCTTTCTTTTTATGAAAAATTGTAGTTCCACATTTTATATCGCCATCAGATAAATAAATTACTGCAGCTATTTTTTTATTACCATCTTGATGAAATCTTGTTCCACGCCCACACCTATCTCCATGTTTTGTTTTGCAAAAAGCAACATGTGCATTATAGTATTTTAATTCTTTTCCTGGATAATAATAACTTAAAACTTTCAAAACAACTTCATTAAAAAAATCATAATGTTCTGAGTGTAAGGATTCTGTTCTAATACCAGGCCAGTTTTCATAGCTAGGTCTAGAATGGTATTTTAAATTTTTAGATAAAGTAATTACTTTATCAATATTATCAAAAAAATTATCGACAACTATAGTGTGTAACATATAAATATTACTAATGTAATATTAAATATATGTTAACTTGTCAAATCCCAAGACCCATCAGTTTCATTCCAAACATATTCATGGGTGTGTGTACCTGCTTCATTTTGTGAAATTTGTTCAGCAGTTAAATTAGGGGCATCACCTACTGGTGATTGCCATCTTGCTTCTGTTATATTTTTTACCCATGATGCATATGGTTTTGGTGGCCAAAAAATTTGATTTGTAATGTCCCAAGTATAACCAATGCTTGCATAGTTTCCTCTAAAAGGAGTTCCACCATTTAAATGAGTATTATTTAATGTATTATATGAAGTTTGTATCCATTGAGCCGCAGGCCAATTGTTATGTGTTTCTAAATATTGTTGTCCTACTGATTCTGTTTCAACTCCCTCTGAATTCTGACAATTTTCATCATCAAGTGTAAGAACATTCAATACTTCATTACTATCTGT